AGAATTCGTTCGCTTATTGTTTTATCACTCAATTTCTATCTCCGATGTTAAGGCAGAGGATTGCCGTATTGTTAATATTATATAGGTTATTTAGGTCTATGTCAACTAATGATCGTAATATTTCTAAGATCTGGATACTCTTTATATTTAGGTATTTGGTCCACTAGGGGTAATTTTTCTAAACCAATCACAGCTTCTTCTATAGTGGGTTTATAGTGATATCCGACTTTAAATGTTTTTTGATCTTCCCAAGGACTGATAGATAAGTCACGCCCATCATAGCATTGATGTTTGAGTGTGTTGTAGACTTCTAGATCATCGGTTAAGACAGCACCACCACGTCCAATCTCAAGTGGTTTACCATAACCAAAACTTAAACACTGTAGTTGACCTGGTCGATACATACCTTGTTTAAGCAGTCTAGCACTGTCCCAGATGCGAGTACCAATAAATTGATATTCACCGATCCAGGGTTTGTCGGTTAATTCGTAACTGATACCCAACTTATGCATGGTCATAGGAATACTAAGATAGGTATGTGCAGGGAATAATACTCGTGTATGCTGATGATAACGTAGACAAAGTTCGATAGCATGGGTGCAACAGTCAGTCATAACTGCATATGGCGCACCTGTGAACTGAGCTAGTGCTCGTTCAAACTCTGTGATCTTTTCAAAGCCCATTATTGAATGTTTTCTAGGAGTTTAGTTGCAGAGAAGAAATTGTTAGTCAGACTAGCGGCCTGTTGAGGGACATATTCAGCATAGTCATTATAATTGTCCATAAAGTCCGTAATCTTGGCAATGAGCTCTTGTTTATGTGCCAAATAACTATCCCAAGATTCCGTCCAAGCACTTGGATACTTCCAAATCTTACTAAACATTTCACTGTAGCTCAAACGATCAGGTACTAAAGGAATAGCACCAAGTAGTGCACCTTCATACATACTGATGCCTAGTGTTTCTTGTAGGTTAGCACTAAACACGATCTTAGCTGTCGCTAGTAAGGCATGATACTGTACTTTAGTTAAAGGTGTATCTTGACAGACAATAAACTCATATTGCGGTAATGCCGCTTTGAGATCACGGAATATTTCTACCTGTTTCTCTGGAGCAAGGCGATGTGGAAATAAGATAAGATCACGTTTGGGCAATTCTTTAAATATTTCCAATGTTGGCTGCATATATTCCATCGGCCAACCTGTGCGTATAATTTTACTCTTATCTACTTCTCCAGCAAACAAATTCTCTTCAAACATACGAATGTGAAAGTCTGTAGCAAAGTAGTTATAATCGATAGCATGAAAGAAACTCTTTTCTGCGTGACGCACCCAGGGCTTATCACCAACAAGACGACCTAAGAAGTCCTGTGGATCATAACTACCAGCGTGCCACAGTGCGTGAATCTTGACAGGAATGCCAAGTAGTTCACTCATATACTTTAGATTAATAATTCCAGGATGCCATGCATCAGTAAAAATAAAGTGATCACCAGAGCTAACTGCACCATCACAAAATAACCTGCCGATAGTTTCAACTTGACGGGCTTTGTAGATATTAGTACCGCCAAAATTAAGAAAAGCACCAGGGGTAGTAGCATTTGGAATATCACTTGGTCCGTCAATGATATATACATCGTGTCCTTGTTCCTTTAATAGATTAGGTACATGAGTCTTCCACTGACCCGTGTACCTTGTTTCAACACTTTCTAGATCAACTAGAAATACAGTCATTATTGTCCTCTATTGTTTCTATTATAACTAACATGACCATTGCGGGCCTGCCATTGTTGACGTTTCTTACGACGTTCCATCCATTCTTTATACTCTGGACTACGATAAAGGTCAGCTTCATCATACTTGATCATACGGAAACGACAGTAGTTGCACCATGCATCTAAGTCATTGAAAATTTGACGAACTTCGGGGGTCATACGTAGGTACTTGTTTACCCAATTTGGATTTGCCACAATAATATCTCCTAGATAGTGACAGATTGTAAAGGACGAGTATTGTTATACTCAACATAACACCCATTTTCGCCATCTTCACTTACTTCTATGTGAACATCGCGATTGGGATACTTGGCAGCGATCTGTGCGTACAAATCATCTGCTATCATTTCACAACTTTTATAATCTAGTTGTAATACTGTATTTACATATAATGATTCCAACCAGCGTTTAAATTGTATGAATTCCAATTCACGATCATCATGGAATACATCTATTGCTACACGGAAATGGAATATATGACGATGTGGACTAGCTAAGAATGCAACATCTGCTAGTTTAGGATCAGTTGCGGCTGCTGGAAAACAATGGATACCTTCACGTTGGAAAGTGACCCATACTTTCTTTTGGCTTGCTTGAATAATTCTATCTATCTTTTCACGTTCTGCTTGTATCATTTTATAATCTCATCTTTACCATATTGATCCCAATCAGTAAAGCTCTCTGTTGTTGTTAAATCACGTAGGCGATGGCACCAAACACCAGGGTTTGTTGCATCAAAGTCTAGATCGTCTAGCTTAATTGTAGCATTATATCCTAGCTGTGTCAAGTAGGGTAATTTTACCGAAATTTGTGGAATAAATCTACGATGACCAATAAATGTACACTCTAGCACACCTTGTACTACTGCAACATCAAAATCTAGGGTACACCATAAGCCTGCGGTCAGGCATTGATCAATCATACGCTCCCACGGACGCCAGGCGTCAGCATCATCTGTGGCTAACTTGGGAAAACTTTGATTAGCACCAAAATAAATATGTCTACAATCTTTTTCTTTAGCTAACGCAATAATTTCTTCTGCATGTTGTACACCTACTACAAACAATGTCATCATACCGTAGGCAGGAGTCCGTTCAATCTCTACACCTGTAAAGAATGTTATATCTTCTTTTACTCCATCTGTATAATCACGTTTCATCTATATTCTTCCAATTGTTTTTCAGTTTTAGTGATTTCACGTTTAACACCTAGTTTCTCGTGTTTAATTTTACCTAGGTGTATATCATCTAGGTAATGACTGTATCCGTCTTTGATTTTCTTTTCTAACTCTGCGTGACGGTCTTCTAAATGTTTAAGGTGATGTTGTAACTTTTCCTTATTCACGTTACTCTCCTAGTTGGGTTTCTAAATTATCTAAACTAGATTCATCTAAGCCACTGTCGTCTGGGTGATGTTCTTCAACTTCTTCACTTTCAAACAAGCTATTAAACATAGTACTTGCGTTGACAGTTTTCTTACCTGTAGCACCACGTGTACCAATGATCGCCATCCAAAATTTGCTGTGATCTTCGATGATCTGTTCAGCCCTGGCACGATCGGGTGCAGCAAATATAGCTTCTACTACGTCTTTAAAGTAAACACGATCAAATGTTTCTTGTACTAGCATCTTTGGAATAAGTCCAAGATCATATTGACGATTTGCTTCTTGCACGGCTGTCAAATGACTCCAAACATTATGACCCATTTGTATAGCATAACTGAAACTATCCCATGACGTCTTGCCTTCTTTATTAATCTTATTTAGGTCACCTGGCTTATAGATACAGATATCTTTAATCGTACAACGTTGGCTTACTGGACTCTCTGTAAATGCTTTAAATAAACCATCTTGTAATACTGCATCTTTAAATCTGCGTGTGTCTGTGGAATACTTTTTATCATCTACACTTGGAACCATACGATAAGTCCATTTGCTACGATCTTCGATCTCAGTTTGGATATAGATCTGTCCATTAGCACTGGCTAAGAATGGACTAGCGCAGTCAAACGATATTGTAAATTTAGGATTAACATACTTACGCACAGCACGTTGGATATCAGTTAATAAACATGCCCACTCTAGTTTACTTGTACCCAAGAAGTGCATCCAATCATGAATACCTTCTTGTAATAGACCGTCAAAGCGTAATGCCACCAATCTCTTCAATACTAGATGCACGTCACACATGTTCTGTCCACCCATAGCCCAGCCATTAAAATGACGTCCTGGATATTGTTTAGGATCACAATACTTCTTCATACGATCATACCAATCGTCGGCATCTGCGTGATTCTCACCTTGTAGAACATTTAAGAACTTACAAGCACCTGTACGATTATTGATAAACCAATCATTATTGATATATGTGCCTTGTACTGCTTCTTCATAGGTGCTAATACCAGTGGCTTTAGCACCTGCTGGGCTACGAGCCACCCAAGCTGGAATATCTAAACACATACCATAGTCCATATATGCGTCCATCCAAGTAAGCACTAGCTCACGTTTCTTTTGTGCTTTAGGACAGGCAGGATTCTTCCAATCACCTTCCCACACACCTTTACCAATCTGGAACCCACCGCTATCACCTAAGATAAAACTACGTGAGCGGTCTCTATTTCTAACCATATCTTCTTTTGGACTGTGTTTGTTCACATCTAACTCAGCATGACCTGCTGAATACAGGCTCCAATGATATGGAAAGTAGGCTGCATCTGGATTAAGCCAGTTAAGCCCTTCGATACCATTTTCAAAGTCTGCTGGTATACGTGCTGGATCTACATACGTAGGATCATGTCGTTGCTTGCCTACATAGGTAGCATAGAAGCCACTCAATGCTGGCAAGAATACAGCATAGTCTAGTTGCTTGCTGGTTAGATTATCAATTTCCATAGAATTTTACTTTACCAATTAGTTTATAGTCTTCTTCAAAGTGCTGTTGTAATTTTAACACAAATTCTGGGTTTTGGTTAAGTAGTTTAGTGTAATAATTTTTGGTTGTTGCGCGGTCATCTTCACTGCTGGCATTATATTCGATTGCGATATCGACATTGGTCCTATAACCACGATCATAAATCCAATTGGCTAAATTAGCTCGCAAATTTTCATCCACAAACATAAAAGTAGCATGACCCAGATCAACACCTTGTAAAAAATATGTCTGTAGATCAGTATGATCATCGAACGTAATCTTATCAAATATTTCGTCTGCAGATAGATCCTGCTTACTATTATGTAGATATTGAGTAATACCACTTAACCAACGATCAATAGGATCACGTAACATAATCAAATTTTCGTTGCTGTTGATTAATGTTTCACTGTGATGCCAAAAACCGCCCGAACCAATCAGCACACCTTTAATAAAACTACTGGCATTTTTAGGTATATGTACGTAGGTCTTGTTATGAACTTCGTCGACCCAACATTCACCTAATCTATGCCCCAGGTGTACCCAACGACCCAAATCCATTACTTACTCTGTGCTGGTAAGATGTAGTTGTATGTAGCGAGACCTGAGTTAACAGTGATCTGTGCTGCACCTTCGTCACTGATACTAAATTTCTTATCACCTGCTAGATTAAGGATGGCAATGACAGCCGCAACTGGCCACGACCACGCTTTACTTAACGTACCAGTAACACCTGTTTGGAATACAAAGTTACCAGCATGACTACTATGATCACCAAATGATAATTCTAAATTACCGTTGTTAGTTTTAGCAGTAAAATTATTTTCTTCTGCATTAGCACTTGCTTGGAATTTAAGTCTTTGGATATTAGCCACTGTTGGTTCAAACTCTACGTTCCACGCTACTGATCGCATTTTAACAGTTTTAAGTTTATCATTGACAATCTCTTGGCTCATAAAACGATAGTCGTTTTTAAAGTCGCCTGCGGCATTTTCAAAATGCAATCCCACAGCTACAGGTTCACCATTACGATCTTGTTTGGTAATTGAAATCTTAGCATTGTCTTTGTATTCTGGAATACCTAAAATAGTGTTTAGTTTACCTAGATTCGGCATACCAAATGTACCAATGAACTCTGCTACTGGTCCGTTTAGTTTAGCCTGTACAATAACACTGCGGTCTTCTGCTAGTGCTTCGATGTTGGTTTCTGAATCTGTCCCTGATACTTTAACTAGGTCAATAATGCCTAAGCCATAAGTGTTTTTAACGATGTCTAATAGATGGTCTCTCATTTAATTCTCCTGTTTGATAATGTATTGTATATGGTTTATTTAGATCTTGCAAGTGGTTTGATGAAATTATTTTGCAAGGATCTTTCCTAAAACTGGTAGTGATTTGATTGTATGTAATTTTCCTGGTCGCCTTGCTTCTAACCAACTGATATATTTTATTTTTACATCTGCGTTTGGTAAATCATAACTTTCTTCTATTTCAAATCCAATAGATTCACATAATTTAATTAAACTACGTTTTGGTGCGTGTCGCATGAGATTTCTCTCTACTAACTCTGCAGATTCTTCCAAATCGCTGTTATTATAACTAAACATCACTGATCCGCCCGGACGTAATAAATCAAATATCTTGCGTAGATAAATTTCTATGGTTGATAAATCCCAATAATTAAATTGCATCCAGGCAAAAATAAAACCAAATTGATTCTGCGGTAACACTGACAAATTATTATCTGTGATAGTATATTTCCTTATACGTTTTTGATAAACATCGTTAAAATGCTCAGTGACTGAATCAATTCGTGCCTGGCCTGAGTCACAAAAATATAAAGGATCACCCACAACCAATTCATTTGAATATTCTATAGATAACAAATTGCACAGTTGGGTGTTTCCATTAAAAATATCATCTTGACACTGCCCTACATACCCACAGCCTAATCTCAGAGCAGGGAATCGCCAATCCGCATATTTTTGCATTCTTGTTAAAATTAAATGATTTATGTCAGCATTAATTTTAAATGCTATTATACTGATTGTATTACTTGTGTTGATATTTTCAACAGCACTATCAATCATTTGATTAATACTGTTGATTTCACTTATAAAATTATTTTGTATAACAAATGATTTTTCCTTCAATTGTTGATATTCATCAATCATTTGATCAATTTTAACATGTATAGGGGATTCGGCAACGTTAGAATTTTCAATGATAGTTGATCTAATTAATTGCACCACTGCATCAATTGGTTCTGCTAGTGTTAAAAATTTTGATCTTATGATCAGATCGTTACGAAATTTTACTAATTCTTTTAATGTAGCCATTATTCAAATGTAAACAAATTATCAAATGTAGTAGCGATCTGTGTATTCTCAGCAATCTTCCAATTCAATACACCTAATAAGTTTTCTACCTTTTGATCTACGATACCTGTTTCCATGCTGGCATCATCAAATGGCAGTTCTTTAAACCATGCCGGAATATGTGTTTCATCTGTAGGATACCCGACACTGCTATAGCCTAATGGATTATCTTTGAGTTTACAAACCACAGTTTTCATACCATCAACAATTGTCATACTATATTGATCACCCATCATACGTTTCAAGTTATTCCAATTCATTGCCGCACGCACATGCCCTGGCATGTTGGCTTTGCCTAGGCGTTCTTCTTCTTTGGTATACTTGGTCAAGTTATTTACACGTTTAGGTGTTCCTTTCTCCCAAGCTGGACGCTCTGTGAATACAAGTTTGAACTCACGTACTTTGTCGATGATTGCTTCACGCTCTGCGCCTGTTAATACTTCTAGCAATACACTACTTAAGAAGTCTTGGATGACCTTGGGAGTATCTGATCTCTTTAAGTCTAGGCCCATGGCTTTGACTTTGCCTGGATTACCGTGTGTATCTAGTCGATGGCCTTCCATGTCATAGATTAGGATAGCATAACGTTTCTTTTTAATAAACAGGCCTTTGAGTGATACACTTTCTCGTCCACCTTTGATCAGTTCACCTTGACGACGTGGAGTATGGAAAGCCCGTTCACAGAACTGTGGAAAACTCTCATTGACTTGATCAGCGATGCTGTCATATAATCCTACTGCTATGTCTTTGCTCCATTCCATCTTGCCTGCTAGAACATCTGCCTTGACCATTGGATACGCTGAGAAATAACACGAGTCTGTATCACCATAGATGATCGCTTCACCAGTGTGATCGTATATACCCGTGATGCACTCGTTAATATACGCATCCATGTGCCGGGCGATAGCTCTACCAGTCAGTGTAGTTGACTGTCCGATACGTTTGTCAAAGAATCTACAACCTGGATTCAAGATAGCACCGTATAACGAATTCAAATTAATCTTCTTAACTAGTTGTCGCTTGTCCCAAAAAGCGATGTCTTCATCAGAGGTAGCATCTTTCTTTTTAATCTGCATGTCTTGTCGTTCAGCATACCAACGTTCTAGTAATCCTGGGATAACACCTTTACGTTCATTATTGAAGATAGTACCATTGGCACTGAGTATCCAAGGTTTATTACTATCAAAGATTAGTCGCCAGCAATCCGCGGCACTTAATACATCACTGGTACCATTGGCCCAATCGATGGTGATCTCTGTGCCAATCTCGCCATTCATGACTGCTGTGTATTCTAAACTACCAAATAGATTTTCCCATGCGTCTGCAAAACTACTACCTGATGTTTGTTTCTCATTAATATAATGTTCTGTCATGGTCTGACGTAGTTGTCCAACGATAGTCTCTGGGCCCATGTTCAGTGCGCGAATAGCTGACGGATATAGTGAGTTGATGTCAATAGCACCGATGTAATCATGCATGCCTGCTTTAGGAGTAGCAACATACGCACCGGCCGCCTGCGTATCAAATTGCTCATCACGATTACGATTTGGGACAACCATACCGAGTTGATGTGCTTCATTGATTATGGCCTGCTCAGTAACTGCTACAGCACCCATGGTAGTCTGTAGTAGCACTGTGTTATCATGCGCCAACTCGTTAGCCAAGTCTAAGAAGCGTAGTTTAGTATCTAATTTGTGTAATAGTGCAGTGTCTTGACGATTGTATTCGATAAACTTAGCGAAGTCTTTGTTGTACAGTTGATCCAAAGTGCCTTCATACTGTGTTTTACTTTCGTTTAATTCGTATTCACAGATAGCATCTAGACTATAGCTGTGACGTTCTTCATAGGTGTATTTGCGATACAGTTGCATATAGTCCATATGCACCCGACCAATAAGGTCAAATGTCATGTTGGCTGCACCAAAGCGTTCAAACTCACGTTGCTTGGGAAACTGTCCCCATAAACAGAATCTGCGTGTGTCGTCTTTGCTTAGAACACGATTGGTACGCTGCACCATGTATGGAATATCAAAGCCTTCACTGTTCCAACCACTTAAGATATCAGCGTCATCGATCAAGTCTAAGAATGTTTTCAGCAGATCTTCTTCACGTTCCATTAGGAAACAGTTGTCATACTTGCTGGCAATTTCTTCAGCAGTTTCCCAGCTCATTGACTTGGGTGGGATAACCATGGTAACCAGTTTGTCTAACCAGTTTAGATATACTGATACCGCAGTTATAGGATTAAATGGATCCTCTGGACGACTGAATCCTCTGACAGGATCAAAGTCAACTTCAATGTCAAAGAACGCTGTTTGTAGTTTAGGCGACTTCTGTCCAAGATAGTTTTCCTCAAGACAGCGGAACACGGGATTGATGTCACTTTCCCAGATGCGCTTGCCTGAATTGATTTTAACTTCTTTGTGGAACTCTTTGCCTATGCGTGTGCTGAATCTACTAACAGGTGTGTCATAGATAGTGCGGAATTTACCGCGAGGATCGTCGTAGTAAAATGTATAATTTGCGGGATATTCTTTATATTCTCTTTGTCCATTTACACGTTCAACGATGTAAATGCGATCTTTTGTTCTATCGAACAATGCGTCTATGTAACTCATATTTTCCTTTTTTGTGCGACTTCTAGCTCACACACACTCTACATGCCCTAATGGGCGTCTTTCTATAGTTAATTATAACACTAATACTCGATAAAATCCTATACCATCGATGATAAAAAGTGTCATAGTAGTCATTAATAATCCAAAACTGCCGCGACTAATACTGGTGAATACGCTAATACTTAGTGCCACAAATATAATTGGATAAACTATCAACCAATTGGTGTAGGGTACTGTCAGACTTACTGACAATGCTATTACTATATTTAATAGCCAATTACAAATTTCCAAACACAATCTGATGGGATGACTGTACCAATCATTATGTATATATCTATATATGCTATTTGTTATAGTATGTAGATTAGGCATTGATATTTTTACTGTTGATTATAGTTGATAAATTTATAATAGCATGCTGATATAAGATCATATCATCATCTAACATAAAAAATAAACCAGTATGTTGATAATTATGCGCAATACATATTTCCTTAATTTGATTTAATAATTGTCTGTTTTCTTCTGGACTTATATTAAGTCTTGGGATTTGATTAAGGTCTATGCTAATTCCGTACTTTTTTAAAAATGTTGTAGTAACCTTCTCACTGGAATATTCTATAGAATCGATCGGTAACCATGTTATTTTTTTACTCTTTTCCCCAAACATTAATGTTAGAGGATATGAATGTTGGTCAAAATACCCTGATGTTAACAATCGATTAAATCTTTTATCATCGACAATATTTTTTAGATTATATTGTATTAAAAACTGAACCGTTCCCCTTAAATGACGAACATACGGGTCAGAGATATGACCAAAAACCACATCATTTTCCCAATTGATGTTTTCAGTTAGGATGATTTCCCAATTGAGTATTTTACTAAATAGATGCTCATAACTTGTTGCTGCATTTTTGTATGTTGGTATATAGACTAACTGTTCGTGTCTATATGCCCGCATTAAATTGTACGACCAACTGTTTCTAAGATGTCTGTTAGTATTTCGTGATCAGCATTGGTTTCAGTTAGTTTTGATTTTTGAGCGATCTTAATCGCTTTTTTTAGGATAGCTGGTTTGATTTCTAGTTCTTCTGCTACTGCTTTAACGGTATCGTTTAACCCACCACTTAGGTCTTCGATTTCAGTAAGTACAGCAATACCTTCGTTAACTAATTGAGTTAGTTTGGCTTTTTGTTCGCCTGAAAACATTTTTGATGCCATGATGTGGCTCTCCTTGATTGAAAAATTAATTATACTATAATTATATATGCTTGTCTACGGTGTTTGGCTAATTTATTCTGCATTTACGTAATATTCTCGTTGCGGTTTGGAATTCATATGCAAGATCATCGTATAGATCTTCTGGTGGACGTTCAGCATAGGCCCGTGATACATAGGCCATCTGTCCCATATCACTATAGTAGACTTCTGTAGGCCAGCGATTCCTGCCCCATCCCATGCTGTTAATCAATAGGCACTCGTCACCTATGTTTTTAAGCATTTCTTTTTTGGCTTTTACTGGAAGATTAACGCTGGTTAATAATTTAACACCTACGGGCACGGTGTTGACCTGTGGCTTGTCTAGATAGTGTGCAAACAGATGCACTATGTAGGCTTCTATGTTTTCTGACAGATTTATAGTAAGTTCGCATTCTGCTCTACGAACTAGTTCATAGGATTCTCTAACGTAGACATCCCAGTTGTTCACTTAGTTTTCCTTATCTTACCCACATCCAGATAACGTTTGGCCTAGCGATATCTACACTTGAACCTGTAGAGTTACC